AACCTATGACTTCATCCATCCGTCATATTTTAATCCGGACCCCCTCCGTGAAGTCAAAAACCGCAACCGATTGAAAATATGTCTATCGCTTTATCAAACAAATTATCACGCAATACCGAATGTGCCGATGGTGTTAGACGGGTAAATACTGATGGAATAACTTATTACGCAAGAATTACCGACCCCCATTATGATGATGATGTGGATACAGCAACCGAAGCGAAAGGAGATTGTGCCGAGAAGAGTATGCTTTGTAAATTAAAACTAAACAAAATTGGAGCGGTAAGAAAGCGTGGTGTGATGTCAAAACAATTCTTAACTGGTAAATCTTTTGGCGATGATTTTATACATTATTGGGTTGAAGCAAGAGGGTTAGTGTATGACATATCACAAGGTAAGCAACGCATCACCGACATAAAAACTTTTTATGAATTGTATGGTGTTGAGCGAGTTGAAGAAGGACAAGGAACTTTTGGAAGATTTAAAGAAGAACTCAAAGAGGATTTTACCAAGAAAGAATTGAGGATGATGGATGCTATGGACTTTGACACAGCATTAACCACTGGAATTAAGTTTTTATAAATAATATATATTGGTTAAACACATATTATTTGAATTAGTATATTATATGAATTGTAATGGTCTTAAATAAATCCTTTTGCCACAATAATATTTTCTAATTTGGTTGCTCTACTACACGCCGTATATGCTATATGTCTATTGGATGTCATCTTGTTAAAATCCCATAAGAAAACTTTGTTAGTGTATGTGGCACCTTGACTTTTATGTGCGGTTGAAGCATAATTACACACAAATAACGAATGGAACTTATCGGTTTCAATCTCAACATTATCACCACCCTCTTCACGCATCAAGGTTATTTTATTCTCATCCCAAGAATTAACAATAAACTCTTCGCTATTCACAATACCTAACTTGGAATTATTTTTATAACTCATTACTGGTAATCCATCATAAATATATATTGACTTTGCTTTGTCATCATCATCTTTTCTTTCGTATGGTATATAATAAGAATATTCGCACTCGTCTTTAAAATAATCCATACATAAATCATTAATCATATCTCTGGTCTTATTGAAAAAAACAATATGCTTATTCTCATAACATTCATCATAACTAACTTGCCTTTCTTCTAATCCACTCCAATCATCTTCATTAAATCCACGCTCTAAATAATCCCATAATTCTTTGTCATAACGCTTTCTAATTGTCAATTCAATCTTATTACACTTGGTAAGAAACTTTACAACTGGATGGTTAAAAATATCTGTGTCAGTTAATCTACCGGGTTCTACTGGTGGTAATTGTCGCCAATCACCCATTAATATAAATACAATCTGCGGTTTTGCTAATTTCAATAACTTCAATATATTCCATAACCCATTACTAATCATACCGATTTCATCAAGAACAACCACATCATATTTACATAATGATTTAATGGTTTTCTGTTGTGTTTTTAAACCGGTATTTAACTTGAATGATTTATGGATTGTAGTTCCGTAAATACCTCGTGATGCTTTATTAGTAAAAGACATACACTTTACTTTGTCTGGTAATAATTTATATGGTATTGTAAAATCAGTTTTACCCATAGCAGATTTAGGTATATAAGATTTACCGGTTCCCGCACGACCTTCAATTAATAAACCTCCTTTCTCAAAAGCAAGGTCTATTATTTCTTTCCACATATCACTATCATTCTGCGGATATTTATTCCAAGCATCTTTAATTACTGGTGTTTCAACATCTCTATCATATTTCATAATGCTACTCCAATTGCGGTTTTTAACATCTTCAATATCAACTGGTCTATAACAACCCCATTCTTCATAAACACTATTGTATGTGAGTTGTTCTGGTAAATTACCTCCAAGTAAAACTACTTCATCAGTTTTGCGGAATAAAACTCGTCCTCCCAATTTTTTAGTCATCTCATACAACCGCATATTACTCCAATCTAAAATCTGTATATACATCGGTAATGATGTTTCACTATTTTTGGTTCTTCGTTCAAATCCATATAGATAAACTTGTCTGCCTTCTTCATCAGTTAGATTTTGGATAATAATATTGTCTTTACGCCATCGTTGATATTGGTTTTCTTCAAACTCGGGTTTATAAAACAATCTATCAAAACTCCCTTCATCATCCGGCGTTTCACATTCTAAAAAACAACGCCATATTTCTTCTGGGTCTGTTGATAGTTCCGCTTTATATAATGTTGTATCAGTCTTACCTAATAACCCAGTAATAGTATTATTAAGCAGTTTGTATATTCTTTTGCCTTGTGCTTTTTCTTGGATGCGTTGTAGTAATGGATGTAAATAATCTTTTGGTAATAAACAATCATTACTATACCGCTTTCTATGAATTAATTGATGGGTAATTTTAAACTCAATACCTTCTGCTCTTGCGAGTTCCAATATCTTGTTAGAATACCAATTGTTTTTGTGTAATAGTGTTAAATCTTCGGTTTCAACAAAATAAAGTCCAGTTTGTAATTCTTGTCCGCAGTAATTTTCTATTTGGTCTTCACAATCATAAACAATCCAATTATCATAAGGGTTATACATACAAGCAGAATAACACTTGGCAATATCAACAATAACCGCATCACCATTCCTTACTAACTCTGGTATTTGTGTATAATCAAAGTCGCCACCACAATTTCCATAATGGGTTCTATATTTAACCCCTTTATCAGTAAGGTATTTTAATACTTGCGGACTTAATTTACTTAATCTTGCGGATTTGTCGTATAATGGTAATTCTTCTTCCGGTTCTTCATCATCATCTTCTTCTGGTTCATTCTTGACTGCCAGTTCTTCTTCAATATCGTGTAATATACTACCGATTGTTTGACCTCTATAATCACCATATTCTTCAATACAATAATCCAGTAAATCTTCATCTATGGGTTCTGTAAAATACAATTGATTGCCGATTTTGAAAGACATAATTTTACTACCATTCATATGTATTGATTTTGGTTCTGGTAATTTGTTTTCATTATAAATAACATCAATAGCATATTCATTATGGATTTTATCATCTTCATTCTCGGGCATATTAACTTCTATTTCACTACTACCACTTCCTTCTTTTTTCTCTGCGGTAATATCATCACTTTTCCAAGAAACTTTTTCTTCATCATCTTGCTCTGCTAATTCTTGTGCTCTACCTTTTGCTGAATAAGATAGTCGGTGTTTTTCTACAATTGGATAGAAGTGATTATTTGCTACTATGAATATTAATGGAGGATATGATGATTTTTTTTCTGGTTGGTAATGTTCTATTAGTTTTTCTGTGCGGTCAAAGGCATACATACCAACATTATGACAGCGACAAAACTTTTTAATTTCTTCAACATCAACACCAACATCAAGAGCACGGGGGGCATTATATTGGACTATGTCAGTAAAAATATTATCAAGGTATTCGTATGCTTGTTCTCTGGTTCTCATAATTTTTACAAAACCTTTAAGTTTGCCATAAATATGGTAAATCCAGTCAAACACACACTTACCAGTATTGGTATTCCATTCTTCACTTCCTACACAATCTTTATCAAGTTGGTATATTTTACCCTCACGCATCTTACTTGCTCTAATACCTTTTGCTACTAATCTACCACCAGAGTTAATTGGTATATTGGTTCTTGCTGAATATGTTGCCTTTTCTATACTAACAATTTCAATTGGACTATCATTCTCCAAATCATATATTTCCTTGTCAATATCATCTTGGAGTAATTTGTCAATATCAGCATTCGTTCCAATAATAGTGCCTTTCTTTTCACCTTTGCGTAAAGGACTTGTTGGTTTATCACCTTTAAATCTGTATGTATATTTAAAACTCCAATTTTGATTTACTCTGGTTGTATCATATTGATATTTATTGGTGAGTGCTAATTTAGTTTCTTTTACCGCTTTTTTGTAATCACGCCCACGCTTGTTATTTTGATGTGCGGTTAATGACTGAATTATCGTCTGCGGTAATTGTATCTTCTCGGCAATACTCCTCCAATTTGGTCTGGTAATTTGACTTTTGCTAAATCCGTAGTAAGTGAGTTGTTGTGTGGTCGTCATCTTATACTTATGATATATTATATAATCTTCTTTTTAAGTTCTTTTCATATAATATATATTGTAATATCTGGTATAAATTAAGCGATGGTTTCTTGAATAACAACTTTTCTTGGTCTTCCTCTTGGTTTTGGTGGTGATTGTTCCTTCTTCTTTTCTCTATATTTTTGGTTTGCTATTCGGCATCGCTCATTAAAATTGTCTTTCCATTCTTGGTCTTCCTTCTTTTTGTGGTAATAATTTCTGCTAAACTCGTTGTATTTTTCCACATTCTTCTCTCGGTATTTCATAATAGATTTCTTAACGGCATCGTTGTAATATTTGGGTTGGGGTTTTTGTTCTTCCATTCTGGTTATATATAATATAATCAATTATTTAAATAGTTTTCAAATAACATATTATTTAACTATGCCTAAATATTCTTTCAAAATCTTATTATTTTTGGTAGTATCCCAAGACCACATATTTAAAAAATCATCATAGCAATCATCAATAGAACGCTTCTTCGGGTCAGCATCGTAGGTAAAATAATAATGACAAGCAATACAGAACCACCCACAAGTTTCTGCTTTTAAATCTTGGATTTGTCTATTACTACAAGCGATAGGTGCGAATGGTTTTAAGAAGGCGTGAATATCCGGTGGCATACCGATGCCAAAACTATCAAAATAAATTGCTTTACCACAAGGGAAAATATTGGCAAATACCCAGTGGGAACCATCGCCTTTATCACTATCTTCCATATTAATATAGTATCCTCCAACCCGGCGTTCTTTCGGTAATTGGTCTTTACTATATACGCCAATACAATTCAATTTAAGTTTTTCACAAATCTCTTCAATATCGGTGTTTGTAAGCATATTATATAATAGCAGATATAATATTCTTATTAGTTTTTGAAATTATTTTTTTAAATAACAAGTCCCATTCAGTTTAAGACCAGTATTATATTTTGGTTTCTTTGCGTCTTGTTCTTTAATCCACTTATTTAATTCTTTTTGCTTTTCTTCTAAAATCTCTGGATGAACCCAACACTTACCACAATATTTATCTGTGGAACTTACTACTCTTGTTAAGAATGCTGGTTTAATATAAAGGTGGAGTTTATTTTCATTCAAACTGCTATAAGTATTTTTATTTCCACGAGTTTGTTTTCTTACTGCTTTTTCACCTTTGGTATTCGCTTCATTAATAATGGCATTATAATTTTGTGTATTACATTCCCACATAAATAAACCATCCATACATCCAAAGAAAAAATAACTCTTGGTTTTTTTATTATCCAAACAATTTTTTATCTTATTCCATCCAACTATCATTCCTTCACCTTTAAAATCATTATGATTACAACTACGAGATTTTAATTCAGCATAATGCGAGTTATTTGGTGTTTCCCAATCAGTTGTTTCAAAGTGAGTTTTACTATCACTACTGCTACCAGTTCTGCGTAAGTGTGGTGATACAATTTCAAATATTACATCCTCATATAATCCTTCATTAATCTCACCCATTACTACTAATTTAACATTCTCTTCGGCAACTTCACTATTAACATCTGCGGTTATTCCTTCAACATCAATAGGATAGTGTGTTTCGGCAAAGTCGGCGTTGTAGTTAAGATACTTTTTAGACATATCTAATATACATATATATAGAGTGTCTTTAAGTCCCTTTTCAGTCAATATATATTAAATATTTAAATATTGGTTATAGTAGTGCTAATAACGGAGCAAACTTCGCAGCAGTATCAGCAACTCTGCCTAATGTATGTAAAGCATCACCTCCTACTTTTCTACCACTTTTACTGGTAATAGGAGCATAACCGGAAAGACCAGTAGTAGCAATAAAGGGGTTCATCGCCGGTGAATGAACTGACTGATAAGGACTACCAAGTTGAATACTACCACCACTAACACCAGCGGGGGCAAACCCTCTTCCATAACTTCCAGCGGGAAATACACTACCACCTTCTTGGTAAAACTCCATAGCACTCTCATAAGCGGGTGATATATAAGGACTTCCACTTCCAGTCATATATGCTCTTCGTGCGGTCTTTCTCATCATACCTTTTCTTGTTCCACTACCAGCAAGTTGTCCTTTGGCGTAATCACTCGCAGCATCAATAGCAATAGGAGCAAGGGTTTTACCAACTTCTTTTAAAACTGGTATAGACGCTTTACCAACTGATTTTATCCCTTTGGAAATACTACCTAAAATACTACCCCCAGTCATTCTATCAACTAAATCTTCACCGGATTTTAACGCTACTCTAACGCCTTTATCTTTAAGAGCAGAATTAACTACTTTCTGTGCTTGTTGTGGCATTAATGCTAATGCGTGTTGTGCTAAATCACTAATTTGTGTTGGTGATATTGTAATTGCTCCGCCTTGCTTTAATTTACTAATCTTTTTTCTTAACAAAACAACTGGTATATGTTTATGTGATACACCTTTACCCGCTATTCTATTTTTTGCTACATTCGCCAAAGCATCAACTGCTACTGGTGCTAATGCTTTTGTTAAATCACCGGCAAATCCAGCACCCTTAATTTGTGTGGATGGTTTTTTTGGTGGAGGACTATTACTCATAGGCGTTCTCGCCATAGGGACGACCATTACTTCGCTCATAATATATTATTACCATAGATAAAAATATATTCAAATTGGCACTTTTGGACTATTAAATAATGCCATAAAGGCATTCCGCTGCCAGTCGGTAATCAAGTTTTCCTAAATAATAAAAAGTATGGGGTCAAAGGGGAACGACGAGTTCCCTTTACTGAATACGAGCACCAGTTCTAACATCAATAGTAATTTCACGCTCAAACTCCACGAATACCAAGAATGTAAAGGGTAAGGTAGTATTGTTAGTGCCGACAACTTGGATTGCTTTGGCGACACCATCTTCACTTGGAATAGAACGAGAAGCATTACCATAGTAAAAGCGGTAGAGTGAGTTGAAGTCATCATAACCGATTTGTCCGGATGCGAGTGATGTAGTCAAACTGCCGTTCAATTGATTAGACGAAACCAACTGGTTGTAAAACATCTCATAATTGTATTGGAAGTTATTGATGAATAAATTACGCCCAGATACTTGGATATTGAAGTTAGTAATACTGATGGGGTCGGGACTTGAACCAGTAGAACAGAAAGGACTAAATAGAGTGGAAACATTAACTCCGTTGGCATAATTACCAGCACCGGCAGCACCTCCGTTTTGTGCTTGATTAAGTAGTGGAATACATAGCACACCTCTAATATTAGGAATGCCGTTCGTAACGAGAAAAGAGAATGGACCAGACGAATTAACTGGGAAAGTATATTGGAAAATATCATTATATACAACTTTCTTCGTTGGTGTGAGCGACAAATAGCGTTGTTCTGCGATTGGCGACATAGTATATGCTGGGGCATAAAGACGAACACTCGTAATTGGTGCGGCATATTGGTATGTAGAAGAGAACTGATTGGTGAATGCGGTGCGAACAATTGACAAAGCAACAGAGATATTTTGTGTAGTTTGTGCGGCGGCAGGTGGCACAAGATTAGAAGCACCTTGTCCGTAAGCGACAGAACCAAGCATTACTGGGTTAGTTCCACCTCCTCCTAAAATAACTGGATTGGATGTAAGGGTTAGACCACCAGCAGAAGTAATTGCTCCGGTAGTAGCAGACTGAATAGGTGATGTAAGTTGAGCGTTAAATTGAACTTGATTGGTATTGATGTAGATACGCATAGTAGAACCTTTAAGTAAAGGACACTTTTGGAAGAAATCTGCTATATCCTTCAATCTAACAACGGCATCAAAAACAATTGCTCTGCTATTTGCGACTTCTAAAACATAAGACTGGAATACTTGTGAATAACCAGTAGCAGAAGCAGAAGTAGTAGTAGAGTTGGATAATAGAATAGATTTGTTGGTTGAAAGGTTATTAAGAGAACTGCCGTTAGAAACTTCAACTTTGTAATTTAACCACGCCATTCGTTGCTGTAATCCAGAATTAACACAATTCAAAACACTATCACTTGATTGTGTAGCGAGAGTTGAGAGATTGTATCCATAAAGTTGTAATGTTGCGGCGGCAGCGGGAGTAGCGATTGGTGCTATATCTATTTGAACCGGTGCGACAATAGAGTTATTACACAATCCAGTTCCAAATTGTCCTAAAATATTAGTGGCAGAGTTGGCAGATTGGTTAAATAACCACGATGATGCGGTGTCGGGACAAAAACCACAAATAGCACCCCAATCCTTAACATCGTCTTTACTCCAAGAAGTCAAGTTTTTAAAAGAACAAAACACATTCAAAAAAGCAGTTTGCTGAATAATGTTTCCGTTGTTGAACTCACAAGTAAGAGAGTGAATGATTTGCCAAAATCCGTTTTTCATTCCTAAAAGATAGTCTAAATCGGTATTAGCACCAATACCAGTTCCGTATGCTTGTAGCACAAGAGGGATTGCCAAGAATGCTTCACTCCAATTGATATACGAACCGCTGTTAGACAAACTGGTTGTATCAATAACTACTTGACCGGAGTAGTTGGAGTTGTTGTTGTCATTCACATATAACCACTGCTTATCAACGAACTCGCTGGACGAGATTTCCGTGTTAATGCTTTCTTCAAAGACGAGATTATCCATTATATATTATTCCAAGAGAAAAAAATAATATAGAATTGCCTAAATAATACCTACTCAAAATTAATGTATTTTTTTGGGACACGGGGTTTGGATACTTTAATTGCTCTTAATGTATCAGTAGCACGATGGACTTTATTGTCTTCATAAATCTCCGGTTTTAACCCACTACCCATAGTTCTTTTGTGATGTCTTGCGACTTTCATTCCACCACGAACACTCCTAAATCCGCCCATACAAGAGCATCGGTTTCCGGCACCGCTGGTAGTTTTACCTAATTTGTGGATATACATTATACATACTATTGAGAAATTAATTCTGCTTACCAGTATTTTCATCAGTATCAATAACCACAAAAAGTATTACTATATTAGGGTCTTGAATGACTACGGGATTATTATTTTGGTCTGTTAAACTGACTTCAAAACTACCATATTGACCGGGTTGTATATCAATAAAACTCAATTGACCGCTTGGTTGGATTGTGAATTGCTGACCGAATACTCCTACTGGGGCGAAACTATAAAGTAAAGAGTTTGGAACCGCAAAGTTATTATTAACCAGCGAACAAGTCAAAATATAAGACGATAATGGTGTTATTTGTGGCGTTGATGATGAAGACCAAGATTGTGTATTTGTATATGATGGTGTTTGTGTTTGTGCCGGTGGAACACCTGCTATAACTGCTTGTGCGTATGATGGAGAACCTTGTGGATAATAACCTGGTGTAAATCCAATCACATCAGTAAAAGCATTATTTAAAATAAGCAACATAGGCATAATAGGATTAGTAGGCACGACCCAAGCGGGAGCAGTTCCACTCGGTATAGTGTATTCAGTTGTTCCAGCACCAATAACATAAGTAGTGGCATCCATAGGATAAGTTAATGCTTCAATAGTGTAAGCAGAAGTATTAATACCAATATTGATAAACCAGACAAAATTACCATTACTATTCTGTATTAGATAATGTCCGTTTTCAAGCATAACTTGGTGAAGGTAATTGTTAATTGATGCGGCATCATAAAATCCGTCTGGAAAAATAACTTGATATTCTGTGCCATCAACCCATACATAAGCGAATTGATTGTTATTGTTTTGTGCGGTAATATTGAATGTGCTGTAATACATCGTTAATGATGCTAATGCTAATTTAGACCCTTTAACAAAACTAACATTACCCGCTGGAAAGTTATATTTGAATACCGAGTTATTCGTATTCGGCACTATATTTGACGAGTTCAAGATTAAGGTTCTCATATTATATTATACTTGGATAAAATATTTTAAAAAATCCGCCTAAATTGATAATTCCAATAAAAAGTTCATAGCGTCTTGACGGAGCAATTTACCTTCATTCATAAACTTAATAACCAATCTGCGTAATTCTTTCAATACTGATTGTGAGTTATTACCGGCAAGATATTCACCACGCAACAATTCAAATCGTTCTCGGTCTGCCTTATCATCATCAGTAATAGTTCGCTTAATCTTTAATTTATGAATTACCCCAGCACCAGTAGCAATTTTCTCAAACAATTTTCTTTCTTCTGGTGGTATTGTTTCATACACTCGGTTATTCGCTTTACCAGTATCAAGTAAATCCACTAAAAAATCTTTAAAGGCATCACTTATCGGTGTAGGTCTAAATTGTGGTATTCTTCCTAAACTTTTATATTTCACATTCAAAATATCTTTATCGGTTAATTGAGGGTAATGTATCACAAACTTACCTAATTGTTTATATTGTGGGACTTCTTCAATATCAATACCTTTACTGACTTTGGCATTAACCCCTTTACCAAGTTTAATGTATTTTTTTGCTCCAAATCCATATATACTTTCGTCTTTGTAATTTATTGGTTCAGCAACCGCACTTGTAGCAGAAGGCATAGCAACTGCGGAAGCGATTGGTTGTAATGCTGCTATTTGGGTGTCTTTTTCTAATATAGCAGTTCTTAAATCACCAACTTTAATATTACTTGGAGGTGCTCTTCCACCAAAAATATTTGGATTTATAGCATTAATATTGCGGACATATTGGAGTAAGTTTGCTTTGGTTGATTTCATAATTGTTGCCGGTTCTAAATAAACAAAATCCGTTCCTTGTCTTCGTGGTGCCGGTCGTGATGATATATCTTGTCTAATATTACCTAACTCTTGACTAACCAAATCTCTTAACTCTTCATATTGGGATACAGATATACCACTAACCAATTGCTCTGTTGTTGCTGGGTTTTGTGTTTCTATTGCTGATTGGAATTGATTTCTTGTTGGTAATGCTTGTGTTCTATTTTGTATTGATGCTATTGCCGATGTTCTATTAACACTATCCATACTTTCTAAATTGGCATATTCTTCGTCGCTTGGAACTGCTTTCATAATAGCATTCAATCTATCTAATACCGGTTGCCTAATGTAATCTGGGGCGTTTCTTGCTCTGGCATCATATATTTGTATCAATCTATCTATCTGTGCTCTTGTTGGCATTCGTTGTCGTAAATCTGCTACATCAGCAGTAAGTATATCAAACTTATTATTAAAAATACCATTACCCGCTTCACTAACACCTTTGGATTGGTCTAAAACTTCAAAGTATTTACGCAAGTATTCTAAAAAGAATGTGGAACTAATAATTTTTGGGTTAAACTTTCTTGTAAAATCTTGTTTAATGCCGGGAAAGTTTTGGTTCATCATAAACAATTCGTTGGGACTTAATTGACCTACTATATCGCTTGATTTGGCATAATCTTTGGCACTATTACCAAATATAGTAAATAAATTATTAAGAGCATCACTTTCTTGCTTACCAGTATCCGCTTGTAATTGCTCTGCGGTTGATGCTTGTGCGTCTGTTAATGGTTCGGGGACACCTAATTTTACTTGCTGTCTTGCGTTCGCTATATTGGCATCATTCGCTATTGCTATTTTAAGTAATTGGTCTTGTGTTAAAACCGCATTATTATAATCACTCGCCTTGCGGAGATTTCTAATCATTAAACTACCAGTTCCGGACATCGTTATATATTATACCATTAGAATATTTTTTTAAAAAACTTGGTTATTTTTTAGAATTATTGTAGGGAACTCGTCGTTCCCCTACGACCCCATACTATTATATTTTATTTCTCTGTTGTTGTTTCCTCTGTCCCGACCGGCAGCGGATTGCCTCCTATTACATATAATTCATCAAAGTTCTTTCTAAACCTTTTTTGTATTGGTTCATCCAAGTCAATTAGTAAAAATCCTTGCCTATCTTTTGTAGCATCCTCATACATCTTGGTTAATACTTTTTTATCCATTCCTAAATCGTATTCTCTGCCAATCATCGCCAAGTTTTTCATACTTGATACTTGTTTTACAATCAAATAAGTAAGGTTATTTCTAATCATCTTCGGCACCGCATAATACGACTGACTAATATAGCATAAACTACAATTTTTCTTACGAGCACGGATGAAGAATTGTTCCATCGGTTTTTGGTTTTTCTCACCTACTAAATCATCCAAAATAATAAGGTTCTGTTGTGTCTTATCCAATTTATCTAAATCGGGCAATCCTTCATTATCAATTTCGGTTATTTTTAAACCTTTCTTACCTAATTTTTCGTCTAAATAATTGTATAATGGTTCATCCTTATTTTTGGTTGTGATGAATATATTTTCAAAAGTATCTGGCATATTGTAAATAAGGGATAATAGTGTTTGAGTTTTTCCACTACCACTTGACCCTATGATAAGCATACGGAATGGTATTTTAATGTGGTGAATATCAAAGTGAGGGTTGTGTGATTTTAGCAATAATCGTTCTGGTATTTTCTTATACCAATCAATCAACTCTGCTTTCTTCGGTTCTTTTTTAGGAGGCATTACTATTATATATACTGATAATAAAAAATCTGGGATTTCTAAAATATTTTTATATAACCACTATATATATAATGAGTTCGCAAATACCACCAAATCCAATCGTAGATACTTATAATCCAGCATATTGGGGTGAAGAAAATATCGCTATTACCGCATCATATTTAGCACAAAACTATTTACAATTTCCATTCGCACAAGGGGATGAAACTTTCGGCGGTATATCGGTGAATGCCGGAGCAGATTTTAATGGAGTAATGACTATTGATGGTGTAGCAACTTTTTCAGTTCAACCTTTACAAACAGCAACACAACCAGCATCAACAGACGCCACAACTAAAATACCTACGACTGCGTGGGTTCAATCTGCTCTTAATGGTGGAGGAGGTGGTGGGTCTTCTCTATTATCCAGTAGTAATACTTGGACGAATACTAATAACTTCCAATCTATTATTGACGGAACCGCACCAGCACCAACATCTAATAGCACAGAAATACCTACGACTGCGTGGGTTAATGACGCAATATCAACTGCTATTTCCAATATAACCCCCTCTGTTAATACTACTTTTTCTAATACTTTTGATGGGACAGCAATTTCATATTCTTATAATGTTCCAGCAGACGCACAATATTTTAATTTTTCTGGTTGTGGTTGTGGAGGCAGAGCAGGTGCTAATGCTGTTTATAATATTCAAACTGGTGGTTCAACCATTCCAATACCGAATACTGGTAATTTTGGTTCTACACCAATAATCGCACCAGACGATTTCCAATTATGGGCGGGAGGACAAGGTGGAGGAGGTCTTGGTAATTCAATCAGTAATATTCCAAATAGTAGTGTAGGTTTAGCGGGACAAACAATCACTTTTACTTGCTCTGGTAATGGTAATAATTATAGTCCTGCTACTTATGTAGAGGCAACTTGGACTAATTCAATAACCGGACTTCCTATGACAATTCGTCTTCCAAACGGGTATAATGGTGATGACGCTTCTTCTGTAAATCCGTCGGGTGGAGGGAGTGGTGCGGGTGGTGCTGGGGTTGGAGGTTTAATTGCTAATGCTATTTTACCCTCTCTTGTGGGTGGTTCTTGGATTACTTGGACCCCACCAAATAACTCGGCACCAGCGGGTTCTCCGGGTAGTAGTAGTGAAACTCCTTTTTATGTCTATCTTCAACCTACGCCAGGTGATACACCTTACCAAGTATTAAGTCCCGCATACAACCCAACTACTAATGCTAATGGAGCACCTTGGTTAGGTGGTGCTTATCCAACCGCACCAGTTTCCGGAAGTGGAACTACTGGGTTCGGTCAATATTTATCGTCGTTTTATACGCCTACTGATATAATTTATTATGACGGAGCACAAAATTATTATGGTAATGATGCTTCACCAATAGGACAAGGATTTTTTACATTAAATTGTTTTACATCACCACCAAATCAAGTTGGAGGGACGAATGCCAGTTTTATAGCGTATGATGACGCAGACCCAACCAATAAGACCAAGCAAATATATACAGATAAAGAGGGATTGGTAGTATCACAAGAATTAAATACTACACCAAAGACAACTACATTAACACCAACAGATTTAAAGTTTGATAATAATGGAACTATTACTTCTGCTCTTATTAGTGATATTATTAATGTAGCAAACAATCCACCAGCAACTCCAACTCTAACCCAAGTATTAACTGCTGGGAATACGGCAACCAATTCAATCGCCCTTAATAATACTGGAACTGGAACGAATGTAATTTCTTTATTACCGAATAATAGTTCGTCTAATCCAGCAATTACTTTGACCGATGGGACGACAACCAATACGATAGATAAGAACGGATACACCACTCGCAATTCGGTTCAAAACGCAACCCACTATCTCAATTTCAGCGACAATTCTTCAACTGGAACTGGTGCTATTCAAAAAACCGCTGGAATAAATTGTAATCCTTCTACAAATACAATTACAGCAACTACATTCGTGGGTGCTTTGAGTGGAACTGCGACGACCGCAACAACGGCAACCAACGCCACAAATACTGCTATTACGGCAACAACCACCAACGCAACTTATTACCCTACATTCGTATCGGCAACCAGCGGAAATCTTCCTCAATTGGTAGATACTACGCTCACCTATAATCCTTCAACGGATACGCTCACGGCAACTACTTTCTCTGGAACAGCAACAAACACCACGAATGTTGGAATTACTGCTGATAATACAAGTGGAACATATTATTTACCTTTTGTTAAGACGAGTGGTGCTGGAAACAAACCCCTATTTATTGATGATACAACTGGTCCATTAACTTACAATCCTTCTACTGGTGTTTTAACCGCAGTATCTTATTCTGGTTCCGGTGCCAACTTGACTGGTATAGTCGTAAGTGGATTAAATAATCAAAACCCTACTTCTATAACTGCTAGTAGTTCTGCTACACCAACAACTTTAACATCTGGTCGGTTAAATCTCGTCGCAATTACAAGTCCATCAAATAACTATTGTATTCTTCCAACCGCAACCAGCGGAACTTCTATTTCAGTATTCAACCAAAGTTCTACTCTTACTTTAAATATTTTTCCACCAAGCGGTCAAGCAATAGATTTAGGTGCTACAAACGGATTTATTACTATCAATCCGTATTCGTGTATTGACTTTGTCTATTCTTCTAACTGGTTGTCGCAAAGACCTTCTTACGCTTCGCAAGTATATTATTATTATCCTAATGCTCCAAGTTCTAACTATCCTTCGTCTGTGTATAATTTAATAAACGCAACTGGATATGATTATAGTGGAGGGGGCGTTCAAACAAACTCATTCGCAAGAATGACTACTGGTGGAAGACAATTGGAAGTCGGTAATTACGAAGGCAACAGCGGATATGAATGCTATACTCAATATGACGCAACCAATTCTCAATTAACACAACTTTCTTCTTCTGGTGGTGGTGGATTTTCAAGATTGTCTGCTTCTCTATTCGCCGTCGGTGTTTATACCCCACCGACCTACACTACACGAGTGTCGTTGGACTGCTCCACGACTGGTGCTATTACTCAAATCCCCAACGCAACTACTACTTACGCTGGAACATCAACAAAGAATACTCTTTATCAAGGGATTAATGTGGTCGGTTCTATTTCATCAAATCAAACACTTACTTCAACCAATTATTTCCTTGTAAATATTTATACTCCTTCTACTGCTGGGTTAAATATTATTCTTCCTACTGCTACTGGTGTAAATAGTGGAACTTGGATAATAATTAAAAATCAGTCTGCTACACAAACACTCACCATTCAATACAATCCAACCCCTACCACACTCGCTACTCTCGCCCCTTATACAACCTCTGCGAATGTGGTGTCATCTTATAAGTTTATTGTCGGTGGTGGTGTGTGGTATGTAATTAGTGGATAAAATACATTCGGTTTAAAATATCTATATTATATAATAATGCCAATACCAAAAGACCAAGTATTATATGATAGAGTTAAAAAAGAAGCAGACAAAGTGTATTCAAAACCGAGTGCTTATAAGAGCGGATGGATAGTTAAAAAATACAAAGAATTAGGTGGCGAATATTTAGACGATAAAAAACCGAGAAAATTAAAACGATGGTTCAAAGAAGAATGGAAAGATATTGGTGGGTTAGATTATCCGGTTTATAGACCTACAAAAAGGGTTAATAAAGAAACACCTTTAATACCGAGTGAGATAGACCCAGAGCAATTAAAACGCCAGATTTTTTTAAAACAATTACTTAAAGGTGATGCTAATTTACCACCTTTTTTAGAGCGATAATGTATATGATGAATAGCGAACAAGACCCTAACGAGTTATTAACGGCAGTTGAAACTCAATATGGTATTAGACCCAAAATTAATATATGCTGTTTATTATATGATTGGTTTTGTTATTGGTTTTGTTGTTGCTTGGATTTTACAAGTGATAAAAGATAATATCGGTAAATAATAATGGCAGAGCAATTAAGCGAAGTTTTCTGGGGGATGTTTATAACTACTATGGTTGGTTTAATATTAGGTTTAGCAAGAATGGCGTATAAATCCAAGTGTAAAGAAGTTAGTTGTTGTTGTTTTAAAGTTGTCCGTGATGTTGTGGTTGAAGAAAAAGAAGCAGAATTAATAATGAATAAATCTGTTAAAGATAATCTCAATAATATATAATATGCCATATCAAATATTACCATATAGTTATGCCAGAGCAAAAGAACTTGGAGTTAAAATAGCACCAAGCACAACCCGAAATAAGAAGATTGATGTTTATGATTGGCGAAATAATTTTATTACCAGTATAGGTGCGATTGGTTATGGCGATTATCCAACATTCTGGAAACACTTTGGCAAAGAATATGCTGACAAAAAAAGGCGATTATACAAAATTAGACATCAAAAAGATAGGGTTGTTTTAGGAAGTGCCGGATATTACGCCGACCAGATTTTATGGTGATTTAGGGAAAATTATTTTATTTGGATAGTATATACTATGACCGCTTGGACCGATTATGTCAAGGAGTTTGCTAAAAAGCACAACACTACTTATGGATGTGCTCTATCTATGCCAGAATGCTCTGCTGGTTATAAGGCGATGAAAGGTGTAAAACCCAAGAAAGCACCAAAGATTAAGGCGATGAAGGCAAGTGAGATGATGCCTAAACCGAAAAGTAGAAAACCATTATCAGCATCACAAACCGCTACTTTAAGAAAACTAAAAGCGTCTATGCTTGGAAAAGGATTACACGAAGATAGTGGAAGTGATGATGGACTTGTTGGTGGATTATTGTAATTGAAATAATTTAGCATTAAATCAGTTGAAATATTATATTGTTGTATTATATAATATGTCAAATTGGACTAATTTTGTGAAAGAGTTTGCCCGAAAACATAATGTCAGTTATGGTTGTGCTATGGCGATGCCAGAATGTTCTATTGAATATAAAAAATTACATCCAAAGAAACCAACAAAAAAGCAGAGTAAAAAAGCAGTTAATACTGAATTGCTTGAAAAATACCCAGCATACGCAGAAGAAAAACAACGAAAGCGTGAAGTTGAAAGTATGGGAATGGAGGATGAAGATATTTACCCTACTATTGAAAATCCAACCATTAAAGATATTGAATTGAAAACTTATTTAGCGAAAACTGGTGAAGAATTAGATGAATTAATGGAAAGAATTAAGAAGTTTGTGGTTAGTCCAGAGTTTAAGAAAATATCACCATACGATAAAAAATCATTAGACCATTCTATTGAAACAATTGGTAATAAAAAGTATGCGAGATTTGAAGCATCAAGGAAAGCAGAACCAAAAGAAAATATTAGAATGGTTATTACTGAAAAAACCACAAGAGGACGCAAGAAAAAGTATGCCACAGCAGAAGAAGCACACAAAGCGAAATTAGAAAAAACAAAAGAAAGCACCAAGCGTAAGCGTGAAGCAAAAAAAGCAGAAAAAGGTAAAGGTATTTTTGACCCATTCACCAAAGTAGCAAAATACGCAAAGGATAAAGTAATAGCACCGGTTCAACAATCAATCCAATCTACTACTGACACAGCAACCGCTCTTGTTTATGGCAGAAAAGATTTACCCCCTAATGTAAGGGATATATTAAGCAAATATGGAGATTTACCAATACAATCAATCACACTCGGTCGCACACCGGTTCCGTCTGCTATTACTGGTGCTATTAATGCTGTTTCACTCGGTCAATTCGCCAAAAAGTTCGCATCAACGCCATACGATAAATTGTTTCACCTATTTATTATTTTTGGGACATCACAAGGCAAGTTCTTATTTGAGAAGAATGCTGTTATTAATGCTACTACAAATATACCTAATAATGCTGACTTAAAAACAATAGCACCAGTTCCGCAAGGACTTACTATGAATGCTGTAATGGATAATACCAGAAGATTAATGGGTGATAAGTTTTTACCTTATTCTGCTGTCAATAATAACTGCCAAGACTTTATTTCATCAATATTAAGGTCTAACAATATCGGCACGAGTGATGATTTGAATTGGGTTAAACAAGATACGGAGCAATTGTTTTCTAACCAATCTTTCTTACAGCGATTTACCAATAATATTACTGATTTGGGAGCAAAAGTGGATGTATTACAACAAGGTGCTGGTGTTAATAAAAAGGATGTGCTACAAAATTATGATATGATGTTGAAACACTTAACGGCACATATCGCAGACCCTACTGAACCAATTGACCCAAAAGATTATAAGCAATCCAAAAAGATTATTGATGCCATTAAAAAAGTAAAATCGGGTAATGGTGTTATTGACTTTGAAGATATGAAGTGGGGCAGTTTTAGCAATCAATTAAAAGTTTATAACGCTCAACATAATACCAATTTAGATTTACACCAATTCGCTATGAAAATATTAGCAAATCCAAAAGATTACAAAGCAAGAACCGAAAAAAGAGCAAGGTTTTATTTGAATGTTTTAGATAAAAAAAAATCTAATGGTAATATAATAATGCCAGACGGAAAAAAACCTAATAAGTGGATTGATTTTGTGAAACAATTTGCTTCAAAAAATAATATGAAATATAATGAGGCAATAAAACACCCCGCTACCAAAGCACACTATAAAACTGGTAAAGGTGCTAAAAAATTAACAGCAAAACAATTACAACAACTCATCGGTCCGGTTGGTGCTGGAATGCCTACAAGTAAAGAAGACTATATAGCAGAGCAATATTCTCAATCTCAACTTGGTGCCGAAGGTGGAAAGCATTATATATCACTCTAATCCAATTTTTCACAATCCTTCGCTCTTAATACATCAAAACCTTCGGGTAATTCATTAGGATGTGCTGGTATATGAACTACACTACCAAAAATATCTTTTGTAAATAATTTACGCTTTTCAGCATTAAATATTCTGGCATATTTATCACTCAAACCATTCACAAACTTTTTACACATAGCATCAATATTATTAACAATTTTGTCTGCTCGTTCTCCAATTTTAATGAGGTATTCACGCAGAAAATCTGGGATTTCCATATCTTTTAGTGATACTTCCAAAAAACCACAATACAAAAAAATCAAATTATATACTGCCGTAAAATAAAGACACAAACGGGTTAATGCTTTTTGTGATGGTTCTTGGGGATTTTCGTTAATTATTGCCATATCTTTTAGTATATCATTATATAATATTTTTACTCCAAACTCCGTCATAATACCTCTCTGGTCGTAAAGGCGTAATACCAGCGACATAAAGGGAAATAAAAAAAAATCATTATCCGGTTGTTTATCTATTAATTGCTTATACGCCAATATCTCATCAATAAGTTTTTGAGTTTCTGCCATTATAATAATATACAATACTATAATATTATAATTTTACAAGTTTGCCTAAATATATTTCAATCGGTCTAATTTTATTGTTTAAGGTAGTGGTCCAACTTCATCAATATGTTTGAAATAGCACTCGGGACAGAATACATATCCGTCGTTTTCGTTGTATCTAAATACTTCGCCTACACTAATTCCCAATCGTAAATAATGTAATCTTACTTCACGGGTATTTTGAACTCCGCATCCACAACAATAAGGGTAATCATCAACAGCAAAAGGTCTTTGTGTAAAATTGTCCCAAGTATTCTGTATTATATTATGGTATAGTTGTGATGATTGTTCTGCGGTTCTTCCAGTTCTATTTGTATTTGGTAAATATCTTTGTAATTGTGTGCTCCAATCCATCGGGGTCCATCGTGATAATCCCATTCCGTCTAATTCTAAACAATACATAACACCTTGTCCGTTATTTGAATTAGGACTGAACCATCGTCTTCCTACCATATTCAATTCATCGTCGCCCGGTGGTGCTGAATTAGTAATAAACTGGTTTTCTTCATCGTGAATAATAAATCCATATGGGTCAAGGTATTCGCTTTCTTCATCACTATCTTCGTCTGGTATATTCTCAACCGCAACTACTACATAATTTTCTACTGGTCCATTATCAATTTCGCTTAATTTTCTTCTACAAATAGGACAAGGTTGTTCTAACCCAATAAGGTTATTATAACATCCAGAGCAAACTTCGTGATTACAATTAACTCCGTGAATACTTTTCGGTTCTTCCATACAAATACAACAAATATTTTCATCCGGGTCTTCTAATGTCGCTAATTGGTCTTGAACTGATTGTGTTAAGGTAATTGTTGATTGTCCTTGTCGTGCTCTTTCTATTAATGCTCGTCTTCGTCTTTCTGCTTGGTGTGTTAAAAACCGATTTCTTATTTCTAATCGTCTTTGTCTAATCCACATTAAACTTTCACCTACTTCGCCGTCTTCAATATAATGGTCTTGTAATATAGTGGGGCAACATTCTTCAATCATTCTTTCCAATTGTGTATTACTAAAATCAGTTAATTGTTCTCTGGTATATTCATCATTAAACTCGCTTTCTTCATCAAATACTTCTGTGGCAATATCTAACAAATATTTCCGTCTATGTCCTTTACATAATGGTAAATTAAGAGTTGGTTGCCAATTCAATTCGGGACTATGGTATTTAAATTGTGGGTCTTCTGTTTCACAAAACGGGCAACAAAAACAAACTAATGCTCCACATCGTATTCCTAATTCGCTTACCAATAATTCTACTGGTGTATTCCTAATAATTTCAGCGGTCTGTGAGTGAGTGAGTGTGTGAGGGTTCATTCTCTAATAATATATTATATATCGTGATTTCTTTAAGTTCTTTTTTTATATTATATATTGTATTTAATGGTTAAAAAAAATTATGGTGTTAATGACATCATATTTAATGGTTAATTACAAAGGCATATAATTTACAAAGTCATATAATATACTGGTGTTTTATTCAGCACCACTTTTGCTTTCTTCAACGCCTTCTATGTCTTCGGTTTCGGTTTCAGTTGAGTTTAAATAGTTAGTCCAACATCTTCGGCAACAGATTTCTCCTCTACCATCATTCTCTACTGCGTCATTAGCGTAATCTGCTGGTTCTAAAACTGCTCCGCATTCAAAGCATACTAATTTATATAAAATACCTTCTTCACGCTCGTCGTCTGTCGGTGGTCTTGTCCTCTCAATAATTACTTCATTATAAGCACTCCAACAATCACGGCAACTTCTTCTCTGTCTTCCATCAACAATTCTTAAACTTACATCATTCTCTTCATCATTATCATTCCACAACCATTCGCCCAAATAGTCTTCATCCATTACAAATAAACAATCATAACATATAATTCCGCTTAAAATACCTTCACGCTCTTGTTCGGTTGGTTCTCTTACTCTATCTCGCCAAACTTCATTATAAATTGTAAAGCAGTTAAAACATATATCTCCTCCAATATCATCACCATCACGCTCCAAATCTAATGCTTCAATCTGTTGCCTTGTTAATGATATATTACAACCTTGGCAAGTATGAGTTTCTTGTTGGTTGTTATTATTTTCAGTTTGAGTAGGAAGTGCCATTCTTTCAATCAATTATTTCAATCGCTTTAATTCGGTAAATATGGGGTAAGGTCCGGATTAAAATATGACGAGATGACGAGTTCATAAGTTTTTGAATGATTTAATTTTTAACTCAAAATCAAAAATTAAAAAAACCCAGGATTTACAGAATGTTCCAAGAATGTGCCAAGAATGTTCCAAGAATGTGCTTATGTGTTTTTAACCCAATATGTCGCTTTACAGATGGGGCATTCTTTCTTACCACTATTACAAATATGTGTCTTACAATCACGGCAAATCATATGTCCGCAACTTGGGACTTCACTATTCGCTTTGGTTAATGTTTCAAAGCATACGGGGCAGTCAGTTAATTCACCTACTTTTTCATACAATTCTAAAAACTGGTTTTTCAAATAGGCAAAATCAACTTCTTCTCCGTCTTTTAATTTCTTCGCTAATTCTCGGTTCTTTTGTCTTTCTTCACTAAACCAAGATGCTAATTCATCATAATCGTCCCGTAAAATATAATAGGTCTTCCAACCTACTTTCGCCTTGCTTTCCAAAAACTTTTTCTCCTTCAAAGTCATAGTAATCGTGGTGCTACTCATCGTATTATATATTATATATCCTCTTATCTTTAAGTTCTTTTCACTCTTATATTATATATTCTCAATTAATTTGGTTAAAATAGTTTCACAGAGTTCTGCTGGTATTACATACTTATCGGTTAATTTCATACCTTCAATATGGCGGGTTAATTTCTGCTCGTCTTTCTTTTTACCAACTTTTAATTTTAAACCTCCATCAATATTACTCCAAAAATCCGTTGGTTTTCTATATGGCATTCCATACATACTATACCAAGTATTATCTCTATGTTTTATTGGTTCTTCACTCATACAAGGCATCTTCCTCATAAACCCTCGTGGATTTTCAATAGCAAACTTCAACTTGGGGTTCTTCTCTAAAAAATACTTAATTATTTCAAGCGTCTTAAATAATACTCTATCACCATTCTCACCCTTCGGTGTTAAGGGTCGCATATCGCCTAAATAATCTCTTACCTTATTTTTATGTGTGGTTATTAATATACTGAATGTTTCACAAGGCGGTGATGCTGTTATTATGTCTGGTATTGGTATTGTTGTGTAATCCCAATCTAATATATTTGTGAGTATCGTTGGTTTAAACTTTTCAACCATATCAACTGATATTATGTCTAATCCCATTCGTTCTGCTACTTTTGAATAACTACCAGTTCCCTTAAATAATTCTAATAATAATACCATTATATATATTGGATAAAGAAAAAAAAATAGCGTTTGAATTAATTAACGGATTTATAATTTACAAGACATATAATTTACAAGGCATATAATTTAAGCGTCTTCTTCTTCTTCTTCTTCGCTTTCAAGTTCTTCACCACTCTCAACTTCTTCTTCATCACCGCTTTCTTCTTCTTCTTCAACTTCTTCAACCGGTTCCATAGGTCTATTTACAATCACAGCGACTTTGCCAACTGGTTCAGCGACTTTGGCAACTGGTTTTTCAACTTCAACTTCAACAAGGGCATCGGGGTCTTTGAGTGTGGTAAGTCCAACCCACTTTCTTTCACGACTGACTTTTCCAGTCTTACTTACTTTTTCAATCAAGCGATTTACTTTGACGGCAACAAGAGTTTCAACTTGGACTTTCTCGGGAGCAAAGAAAGAGTTATGTGCTACAATCAATTGGTTAGGTGTAGAAAATACCGCACCGGGTAAGATGTGTTCTCCAACGGCGTGAGTTCCTTTGTTCTTCTTCACAAAGAAAGCATCCTTTACACACTCACCATCAATTTCCATAAGCAGAAAATCATTCGTGGCAGAGCGGTATTTGAGTTTCCACATATCACCACCTTCAAATCCTTTTTGTGTAGAGGTGTGTTGGACTTCTTCACCATCAACAAGTATCTTGGTGTAATCTCGGTCAATCTTTACTGGTGCTTTTCTCTTGCTGTCGGGGTTTGACACGGGCACAGAACTTTTTGGGACAAAGGTTTTTACACCACCGAGTTTTCCTTCAACTTTGGGAGCATCAGTATTGTATGTCTTGGCAGAGGCAGTCGTAGTGTCGCTCTTTCTTTTTGGGAAGGCAGTTCGTTCCTTAACGGGTTCGGTTCTTACTGCTTTGGCAACTGGGGCAGGGGATTTTCTTTTGGAGCATTCAATTACTTGGTCGTCAGTCATCGTGGCAACTTCGGCAAGGAGGGTTTCACGCACAGCAAGTTCTTGGTTGAGTTCAGCAAGTTTGGTTTCAAAGTCAAGTTTGGCAAGGGCAATCTCTTCTTTTTTTCTTTGGACTTCAACATCCCTTACAGCAGTAAGTTTCTGGCGGAGTTCGGGGATTTTAGAAGCAAGTTCAGTTTGTTCCTTCAAGGCAGCAAGGTGTCTTTCACGCTCTTGTTTCTTTTTCTTCATCGCTTCTTTTTCAAGGCGTTCTTCTTCTTCATATTGAAGTTGGAGGCGTTCAAGTTCGGTCAAAACCTTTGGAGCAACTGGTTCAACAACCGGTTCAACTTGGACTTCTTGTTCGGTGATGCCTACATTAGAAATAATTGATTGGTTAGAATTAGTGTCATCAGCAATAGAAGTTGGTTCATCAGCAATAATAAGATTTTTTTTGTTTTCGGTTTTTGGTTTTCTTCTTTTTTCATCAGCAGCGAGTTGTGCTGGGGTTCTGGGTTTAGATTGATTGACTTTAACGGAAGACATCTTTGAAGGATGATTGAAAATATTTGAGAGCGAGTTTGAGAGCGTTTTTGAAAAGCGGTTTTTGACTTCACGGAGGGGGTCCGGATTAAAATATGACGGATGGATGAAGTCATAGGTTTCCGCACGATTTATTTTTTTCTGTTTTTTTGATTTCCGCTCGGCAAAAAAAAAATCCAGGATTTACGGAATGTTCCAAGAATGTTCCAAGAATGTTCCGCTCATATATAATTTTAACCAAGCACATTCTTCGCTGGTTCTCCGCTTCTTCCGTGATGACTTTATGCTCTTGGCAATTGGGCGTCAAATTGGTCGTTATAAAAGTTTAAAAAACTTTTTTACATCCGTTTTGGGATTTTTATGACTAATTATCGTCATAA